GGGCCGCAGCAATCAGCGTGCCGATGTAGGTGTCATCGTCGCTGGTATCGACCCGCAGGTGGGCCTTGGCCTCGGCGAGCGTGACGGGCTCAACCGCTGGCGGCGTCGCTCTGGTCAGACTTCGGTACTGCACGGCGTCCTCGTCTCCTGGGCGTGGCGTCTGCCGTCTCGGCGTCGTGCTCGATGGCGGCCGTCTCGATCAGATCCTGCTGCCGGTCTTCGATGGCCACGCCCTGGGCCACCAGCTGCGTCGCCAGCCCGCCCGTCATCTCTACCGACTGCCCCTTGCGGTAGGCACGCCACGCACGGGTGAATGTGATTTTCCTCATTGTTGGACACTCCATGCAGACTCAGGGCGTTTCAGGGTGTTCGTGAACTCGGTTGCCCATTGGAAAACAGGGCTGCTGAGATTCTTGCCGGGCCACGTGACCACGTACTCGCCGTGGCCTAGCACGACGCGGGGCGAGACGTAGACCTTGTTGCCGCTCTCTCGCCAGTTCTTCCAGAACCAGATGTCATCATCGACGCGGCCTTCATGCCACGAGCCGTCCGGGCCGGGCTTCGACCAAAACCATGGCTTCTTGCACCGCTTGAGTGCGGCCGTGCTGATGACTGTGAGTCCGAAGTGGGCAGAGTCCACTTCCTGTACCGGCTCGGCAAACCACGCCTTATCCACCTTGGTGCTGCCGTCCGGCGGCGGGTTGTCCAGCATGCCCTTTAGCGTGAGCATCGGGCGGCCGTCTTCCCGCTTGGTCTGCAAGCCCGTGATGGCATCGCATTGAAAGGTCATCGCCAGGGCGAAGAGGTGCTCGATGTCTTCCTTGCGAAAAAAACTGTCGTAATCGACAAGTAGCAAATATTCGGCCGAGTCGATGAATTGCTCCATCACTCGCGTGTTGACTTGGCTCCATTTGTTCTAGGGTTGAGCCCCCCAGCGTTTAGCCAGGGGGCTCAACCCCAGAATGCGCCGGTCCCCATAGTCGGGCGAATGCCGAGTGGCATGAGTGCCTGAGCCCATGCGAAATGGTTCGCCGTGAAGCTCAATCGTGGCATCGACAGAATCGCTTCGACACGGATGTCAACTTCCGTGCCGCCAACGCGAACCAACATAGGCACCTCGCAAAAGAGAGCGGGCGGCTCCCGGTTGGAAGCCGCCCGCCCAGTTTGCACATCACGTCAAGCCGTCAGGCTCACGCACCCTTGAGGGCGATGACCGGGCCAGCGACCGTGTCGCTGCCGAGCGTGTGCCACGAGATCGCCACGCGGGCGGTCGCACGCAGCACGGTCTGGTCGCTCAGGAAGGCCACCTCGGAGCTCGACGCGAGGTCGATGCCCTGGCGGGTGCCGAAGATTGCCGCGTTCGCCAAGTTGGCAAACAGGGCCATCACGTTGCCCGTCTGGTCGCCCGAGCTCGGCATCTCGTCCGTGAGCACCACAGGGTAGCCCATGAACGTGAGTCCAAGGCCCTGCGACAGGCCGACCGAACCGCCCTGGGCGGCGTCGAGGGCCTGCATGCAGTCCGCGAAGAAATACGGCGAGCAGTACCACTTCGCACCAGCGCGGCTGTGGGACGGCATCAGAGCCATCATCCGCAGCAGGTTGGCCTTGGTCACCTCATCCGGCGTGTCGCCGGCAGCCGTCACCAGGCTCGCGGCGTAGGTCGCCGAGGTGCCCGCGAGGATGCCGTTGCTGGTCAGGATGCCAGCCACGCTCGGAGCCGAACCCGAGTTGCCGTTGAACGCGATGTTCTCGATCGCGTTGGTGAGGCACAGGGCGAGCTCTGCCGCAATCCAGTCGGCGTAGGCCGCCGGGTTGACCGCGTCCGAGAGCAGCTCGTTGGCGATCTTGGTGGCAGCCGTGCACTTCTTCGCCGTCAGCGTCACCTGGGTCGAGGTGGGGTCGCTGTCGGTGATCGCCACGTTCTCGTTCTGCCAGTTGACGGTCGCACCGGCCGTCCGCTTCGGGACGAGCACCACGTCGCTCGGCATCTGAATGTTCAGAGCGTTGGACGCGAAGGCCGAGTTCTCGGTGACGAGACGCAGCACGGTGTCGGACAGGAGGATGTCCGGCACGAACGCCGCACCCGTGGTCGAGCCCGTCGAGCCCTGGGCACGCACCTCGATGCCGGCGTCTTCGCACCACCGCTTGGCGTCGGCGTCGCGGAGAAGCGTGGCCTTCAGCTGCATGCCGCTCTTGAAGGCGTCCTCGTGCGAGCGGAAAGCCTTGAGCTTGCCACGGAACGGAACCGCCTCGATGCGAGCCTTCGGCTCGTCGGCACGCACCTCGGGGGCCGGCGAGCAGCGATCCACCACGCTGCGGAGATTCTTCGCCGAGTCGGCAACCGACTTCTCGAAGTCGATCTTCCGGGCGAGCTTGGCGGCGTCGGCCGTCAGCGTCTCGAGCTCGAGGTCACGCTCGGCAATCTTGTCGGCGTCGCCCTCGATGGCACGCACGGCGTCGATCCGGTTGGCGAGGGTAACGGCCTCGTCCTGCAGCTTCTTGAGGTTGTCCACGTGTGTTCTCCGCCGGCGGTATTGCCGATGGAGTTCACGGTCGCACTAGCGGGCATCCCTCTTGCAGAAGCGCACTTCAGAAACTGTTGTTTTCACAAACACCACGCCACGAGCACCGCATCGCGGGCAGCGTAGATACCGCTGCCGCTCGTCACCGCACGGGCGCGAAGAACGGCACCGCAACTTCTCGCCGCACGTGCAGCGGGCGTCAGCCATTTCGCAGCCTCAGAGAAGCAGCCCAGGCGGCGGCGACGCCCCGCAGGGCCGAACGCGAACGATCCGCCTGGGCCGCAGGCTCGGGCGTGGGCTCGGTCTGCGACGCCAGCCACGCTTCATAGGAACGCATGGCGACGCCGGCCGACGTTGACGGGTACGCGGGCACCAGAACCGGGCCAACGTCGTACAGCCCGCTCACCTCGCGGATCTGCCGCACTGCCTTGCCGTCCTCGCCGGTGCGAAACGATTCGTTCTTCGGGTCCACCGTGAAGGCAAACGACGAGCCACGCACGTCTCGCCGCTGGATGAGCTCGAGCACGTCGGCCCGACTCACGGGCGGCGTCACCACGTACCGCAGCCCCTTCTCGTCAGACGAGAGTTCCAGCGTGCCGGAAGATGTGCGACCGAGGACGATGTTGCTGTCGTGGTTGAACAGGGCCACCACGTCGCCCTTGCCTCGCTGGCGGCTCAGGATCTTGTCGAACGCGCCCGGCAGGATCTCCTCTTTGAACCCGCCAAGGTCAAGCGAAAGACGGTTGTAGACGGCGGCGTAGCCGATGATCGCGGCCCGGCCATCGGCACGGCTTTCCACGATCAGTTCGTGCTCGTCCTCAAACGCAAAGTCGCGGCGTTCAATTTCCATCGGTCGCGTCCTCCTCTTCGGCCTGGTCTTCGGCGTCATCGGCCGGCGTGTCTTCGTCCTCGGCGGGCGGCTCGGGCATCGGCTCCGTGGCAGGCGGATCCTGGCCCACCTTGTCTAGCGTGGTCATGTTCAGCTGCACGAAGTGCTTGTCGCCTTCCGGCCCGATTGGATTCAGGTTTTCCAGTTCCCGAATCTCGTTGATCGTCATCCACCCGTTCTGCAGGGCCGAGACGTAGTAGGCAGACCGGCTCGCGTGGTCGCCACGCAGTAGGCCACTCACGCTGTGCTCGGCGAAATACCGCTCATCGTCCACGATCAGGTCACGCGAGATCGCGGCTTCCCATCGCTTGAGATGTGGCAACAGGCAGTGCTGCACAAACTCCGTGCCCTGCACCTCGATGTTGCTGTACGTCGAGCGGGTCAGGTCTTGGATCATGTGCGGCGGCACACGAAACGCCCGGCAGATCTCGATCACCTGATACTGCCGCGTCTCAAGGAACTGGGCCGCCTCGTTGCTGCCGCTGAGTTCGTGAGCCTTAACGCCATTCGGAAGGACCGCCGTGCGGTGTGCTCGATCCGGCCCCCGGTGCATCCGCTCCCACTGCTCACGCAGACGCTCGGCCGCCTCGGCCGGAATCGGGTTGTCACTCTCTAGCACGATGCCGGGCCGGGCACCGTTGCCGAAGTAGGTGGACCCGTGGGCCTCCAACGCCTGGGCCAGCCCGATGGCGTTCTGAAAGATCTTGTACGTCGGGATCGCCTTGATGCCGTCTTCGGTCGTAAACCGCAGGGCGAAGATCTGCTCTTGGCTGTAGACCGTCTGCCGGCCGCTCGGCTCGCGGTAGCGATACCGCAGCGTGCCGTCTTCCAGCCGCTCAGCTTCCATCCGAGACGAGTGCAGCGGCCACAGTTCCGACACGGCACCGCGAGCACCTGGGCGGATCTCGGCGTAGCTCGCACCGTAGTGGAGGTACATGCCCGTCATCCAATCCCGAAACTCTTGGGCCGTCTGCCACGGGTTGGGCTGCATGTGCAGCAGGCGATACACGGGGTGGCTCGTGGCCTTTTGCTTGCCGCCATTAGCGAGCCGCTCAAAGACGTGGAGCGGCAGGGCCGAGACGGCGTCAGAGATCACCCGGATGCAGGCCGTGTAGGCCGAGCACGCCATCGAGTTGTCAGCGTTGACGCGAACGCCAGACGGCGTGCGGCTCGGCGAAACCTCGGGCCAGTCGATGCCACGCAGGTCGTACAGGCGGTAGTCGGCCAGGGCGTTTTCGGTCATAGCGAGATGATGTCCCAGTTCTGCTCGGCTGGTTTCGCAGTCGCCACGGCGTGCAGCCCGAGGCCCATCACCAGCGAGACGATGCCGTCGATGCGTTCCGTGCTTTTGGCCTTGCTCGGCTTGATGTTGCCCTGGTGGTCGGTCTGCACTGCCACGTTGCCAGCCATCCACGACAGTACCGGATGATTCCCGTGGCGGATCTTCTCCGAGAGCACGAGGTTCTCCAGCTGCTTGCTCGGGCTGCTCATGGAGCCGTAGCCCTGTCCAAAGCCTGTCACATTCACGCCTTCCCCTTGCAGTTGGGTAGCGAGTTGAGTGGCGTTCCAGCGGTCGATTCCCACCTGCCGGATATTGAACTTCTGTGATAGCTCGACGATGTCGCGGCGGATCACGTCGTAGTCGGTGACGTTCCCATCGGTGGCTCTGATGTACCCGTCACGGATCCACCCGATGTAGTCCACCTTGTCCCGCTGCGTCCGCTCGGCGGCGTTCTCCTGCGGAACCCAGAAGAACGGCAGCACGTCGAAGGTGCCATCGTCGGCCTGGCTCACCAGCACCAGGGCCGACAAGTCATAGGTGGTCGCAAGGTCGAGCCCGGCGTACCACTCACGCTGCTCGAGGTCGCCAGACAGCGGCTTGCCGCACTTGGCCCAGTTGTCGGGCGAGAGCCACCGCACGTCCTGGGTGGTCCAGACGTTTAGTCTGTATCGCAGGAACGCGTTGAGCTTCGACGGCGACTGCTCGGCCTCGCGGGCATCGGCTGCGAATGACTCCACCGTGATCGTCTCGCCCAATGACGGGTTGGCCTTGTGCCACGTCTTCGGGTCTTTCCAATCGTCATCGGGCGAGGCGGCGTAGATGCACCCGAAGAATGCAGGGTCCACCGTTGGGTCGGCAATGCACCGCTCGGCGTATGCGTGCTGTTCCCAGCAGATCGACTTGCGGTCGTAGCCCGCCGTGGTGATGGACAGAATTAGCGGCTGGCGGCGGGCGGCACCGCCGTACCGCAGCGCGTCCCACAAGCGGCGATCACGCTGGGCGTGCAACTCGTCAAACAGTAGGGCGTGAATGTTCAGTGGTGACTGGCTTGTGCCCCTCAAGCCGAAGCCTGAGGGGCACAAGCCAGTCCCTCGGCTCTGAATGCGTCAGCACTCAGCACCCGATAAAACGAATTGCTTTTTTTGTGAACGATGGTCTTGCGGCTGTCGATCACCTCAAGGTGCCGAGACAGGGCAGGGGATGCCCGCACCATGGACGCCGCTTCACGGTAGATGATGCCCGCCTGCTCGCGGTCGCAGGCCGCACCATAGACTTCCGCCCCAGGCTCGGAGTCGAAGGCGGTCATGTAGAGAGCGATGCCGGCGAGTGTGGTGGACTTGCCCTGCTTCTTCGGAAGCTCGATGTACCCGACGCGGTGCCTTCGCATGCCGTCAGG